CTACTACATAGTAAAGAAGTCAAACTTTGCAACTTGGAAACTTAGACAACAGCCGGAGTGGTTCAATGACAGATTTACATACCTTGCTCAAAGATAATATCGCAGTACAACAAGAACAGTTGTATGACGCATATATTAGAATAAAAGAATTGACTGATGAACTTAATGCTTTGAAAAAACAAGTAGCTAATACTCAACTGGAGTTTGACTTTAATGCCAACATATAATTTTTATAACAAAAATACTGATGAAAATTTTGAAAAGTTTATGAAAATTTCTGAACTTGATCAGTATAAGTTAGATAATCCTCACATTAGTCAAAGACCAGCTTTAGTAGCTTTTGTTGGTGATCATATCAGCGCAACAGCTCCAAAGATTGATGGTGGTATGAATGAAAGATTAGAACAGATTGCACATTCAAATCCTGGCTCCCCCCTCGCAGATAGATATGGTGGTTCTACCAAAACAATTAAAGAAATTAAAACAAGAGAAGTTCTCAAAAAACATGGTGTTCTCGATAGGTTAAAAAAATAAATTATAAATAAAAATAATGGTGCAGGCGAGAAATCACACTTCAGCACAGATGCACGGCATCTTGGAAGCTTGGAAGTCAATCCGCCTATGCACCAGAGGGGAGTTGACACCCTCAGGCGAACATCCTTGACTGTTGGCTCCCCTCACCTTATTTTAAATAGGACATAAAATGGCAAGTACAAAAAAGAATAAAGAAATAAACGCAAGTAATTTAGTAACAATAAAACCAATTACAGACAACCAAAAAATTGTTTTTGAGTCTTGGAAGAAAGGACAAAACCAATTTCTTTATGGTGCGGCTGGTACAGGTAAAACATTCTGTGCATTGTATCTCGCAATGCAAGATGTAATGAATTTACAAACTCCATACGAAAAGGTTGTGTTGGTTCGTTCACTTATACCAACAAGAGAGATTGGGTTTCTGCCAGGCGATGAAGACGATAAGTCTGCGTTGTATCAGATACCATATCAAAACATGGTACAGTTTATATTTGAACAACCTAACGAACAATCGTTTAACAATCTATACGATAGGTTAAAGGGTCAAGGCTCATTGCACTTTTTGTCAACTTCTTTTCTAAGGGGATTGACAATGGACAATGCAATTATTATAGTAGATGAGTGTCAGAATATGAATTTTCATGAACTTGATACGATTACAACTAGAGTTGGGCAAGACGCAAAGATTGTATTCTGTGGTGACTTTGACCAGACAGATTTGCAGAAACAAAATGAGAAAAATGGTTTACATGATTTCTTTAGAATACTAGATGAGATGGAAGAATTTAATTGCACCGAATTTACTATTGGTGATATTGTTCGGTCAGGATTTGTTCGTAACTATCTTATCAATAAAATACGTCTTGGATTTGGAAGCGAATAATGAGTACATTTTTTTGGGTTATGATGGGAATAATATTAGCAATTTGGGGCTGGACTATCTACGAGTGTAAGGTTCTTAGAAAACGAGATAGGGAAAGGTGGGAGAAATGAATTTAGAAAAACTTAGAGCTCAACTAGAAATAGACGAGGGAGTAAAATACGAAATTTACAACGACCATCTTGGGTATCCTACTTTTGGTGTTGGCCATTTGGTATTAGAAACTGATCCAGAATACAACTATTCAATTGGAACTTCTATTAGCGAGTCTAGAGTCATCGAAGCATTTGAACAAGATTGTGATAATGTTTTACTAGACTGTACTATTTTATATCCAGATTTTTATGATTTACCAGAAGAAGCTCAACAGATAATTGCAAACATGATGTTCAACCTTGGCAGAACTCGTTTAAGTAAATTCAAGGGAATGAAACGTGGTGTTGATGCAAAAGATTGGAACGCAGCTGCAGATGAGATGGTAGACAGCAGATGGTATCGACAAGTGACAAACCGAGCAGATAGATTAGTGGAGAGAATGAGAGCAATATAAAATATGTATAATCATGAACCAGTTGAGTTGCAACCTATAACCGCAACAAACCAAGACGGAGTACGTCTATACAAAACCCCAGAGGGTAACAAGTATCCATCAATCACAACTGTTCTATCAGTCCGTAATAAGAAAGGACTAGCAGAATGGCGTAAACGTGTAGGTAACGATGTTGCTAATCACATATCAAGAACAGCTGCAAATCGTGGTACTAAAGTTCATCATATGTGTGAGGATTATCTAAACAATGTTGAATTTAATTCTCCAATGGAATGGGAGAAACACAAAAAACATTTCTTACCGTATTGTCTTTTTCAACAATTAAAAGATAATGCGCTAACTTACATAGACAACATCTATGCTCAAGAAGCTGGATTGTACAGTGACAAGTATAAAGTAGCAGGCAGAGTTGATTGTATTGCTGAGTATAAAGGTGTGCCGTCTATTATAGATTTTAAAACATCAACTAAAGAACGTAAAGATGAATACAACGAAAGTTATTACATTCAAGGTTCTGCGTATGCTGAAATGTTTGGTGAACGTACAGGTGTAGAAATATCTCAGGTGGTTATCTTGGTCGTGACAGAAGATGGAACTGTTCAAGAGTTTGTTAAAGAAAAACACGATTACCTTAATTCTTTAGTAGAAACTATTGCAGAGTGGAATGAACAAAATAAGTAAAGTTTCTCATAACAAGTATATAAAAGTTTCTAGTTGCAATTACCGTATTTGGGCTGCATGGATTCTAGAGTATGAACAGTACAATTATCCAAAAGACGAAGAACTGGTTTCTGATCTTATTAGAAAAAACTTGACTACAAAAATGTGCCCACCAAGATATAGAAAAGAGAATTTAGTAAATCCTTTATTTGGCCATTGTTATCACGCAACTCAAGCAATGTATTATTTTTTTGAAGATGCAAATTTAAAAACAATGAGTGCCCCATGTGAATTTGCACAACAACATTGGTGGTTACAGGATGGAGATAAAATTATAGACATTACTTGTGACCAATATTTATCTGTCGGTAAGAAACCACCATACGATAAAGGAAAAGAAAGCAAATGGTATGGGTGGAAAAACAGACCACATAGAAAGTCACAAGACTTAATGAAAGCTGTTCAGCCTAATGCAAAATTATATTTTGAAGAATATGAAAAAAAACCAAAAAAAGTTTATTAGGGGTATTGACAATTTCTGATAACTTTGGTATTATACTAAACATAATGAACAAAAGCGGATGTAGTATAAAAGTATTACGATTGGTTTCCAACCAGTAGACGATGGCGCAATACCATCCGTCCGCTCCACATTGCACAATTTTGTGCAAAGACATTCAATCAAAGGAGATAAAAATGTCAACATTGAAGGCGGCTATTAATGCCGCAGTAGAAATCTTAGGATTTGATCCTAAGTCATTAAAAGAAGAAATCTTTCGAGTAGAGATGACGCCTTATATGGCACAGTATATTCTTACTAACCATAACAAGGCCAATCGAAAGTTTGTGAAGTCACAACAAAACGCTATTGCTAAGAGTATTAGAGATTGGGGGTTTTTGTTTGATGGTGGTGTCTGTGCTTTTAATATAGATGGTAACTTGACAGAGTATCAACACCGATTGCAAGAAATTGCTGATGGTAATGAAACACGAATTGTCTGGGTTGGAACTGGTGTGAAACCAGCTACATTCATACGAACTGCACCACCTAAAAATCGTACTAAGTGGGATGCAGTCTATAAATATGACAATAGTGCCACCACTGATGAAGTTACTACTTTGGAACAGTTATTGAAAAGGCGTAAGGGTTCTGGTGATCAAGCTCAAAGTGCTGAGACATTAACCATGACAAATGCTTCTAGTATGTTTACGTTATGGAAGGAATCTATTCGTATTGGTATGAATATTACCAAGGATTTTTTTGGTGATAATAAGGTGAAGAAGTTTGATCCATGGCAACGACAGTTTAACTCTTGGGCTACGCTCATGGTAAATACTGGCAAGGCAAAAGAAGCAAAAGCGTTCTTAAAACTTTTCAAGAAACATCTTACTACGGAGAATAAGTGTTTACTCTTTAATGAATTGGATGAGTTTTTCCGTTCTGAGTCAGTTGCATATCTTGCTGGCGAGAAGAAGGCTGCACAGGTACATTATATCTTATGTAAGGCTACAGATCGTTTTCTGATTGCGCCTGAAGGTGATTGTGAGTTTGATTTAGACTATGCAGATTCAAATCATGATAAAATGCTTGTGAAGAGTCCAACTTACTTTAGTTTTTTATTCAATCCACAAGGTATAAAAAACTTTAAAGTAATTTAATATTAGGGGGAACTTTGGCTACCTCTTTTTTTGAAACATATAAATAAAATACAATTTGTTGATACGAGTTGAGAGCTGATCTGGACGGGGGTGCAAATCCCCCCAGCTCCACCACAAATACATTGGAGAATAAAATGGATTGG